TGCCACCATCTACTGGCAAGCAATGAAAGATCACTTCAAATGAAAGATTGGGCCGTTAGCTTTACTGCTGCGGTCCTTCTTGTTGGGCTGATCGTTTGGTGTGCCAAAGTTTTTATTGAGGTGTTGAAGTAATGGACCCAATTACATTGGCTCTTGCTGGCATGGCTGCTGTTCAAAAGACAGTTGCCATGATCAAGGAAGTCTCAGGAACAGTGGATGATGTGCGAAGTCTTGGCCCATTGCTTGGCAAATACTTTGAGCAAAAGCATGAGGTTACCAAGGCTCTAGACCAAGCCAAAAGTAGTGGTGGTTCCAACATGGGCAAGGCCATTCAAATTGAACTTGACCTTAAGTCACAGCGAGACTTTGAGGAACAGGTCAAAGGTCTGTTTTTCCCCAACAACATGGACGTATGGAATTCCATCATGGCCCGTGTTGCTGAGATGAACAAGCAAGACAAGATTGACATGCAATTGGCTCGTGATCGTGCATTGAGAGCCAAGAAGGAACGTGAAGAACTTGTTGAGATTCTTATCGTTGTTGGTGGCGTAATACTGATTTTTCTCTTGGTAGGCTTTGGGGTCTACATTGTCATGGACGCAAGGAGCGCATAAATGCTATCTCTCATCTCTACCCTTGGTGGCTTGTTAATCTCTGGCCTACCTAAGCTACTTGAATACTTTCAAAACAAAGCTGACCAGAAGCATGAACTTGCTTTGGCTGCTGTTCAAAAGGAACGTGATTTAGCAATGGCTGCTGCTGGCTTTGCTGCTCAGATGCGTGTGGAAGAGATCCGTACAGAGCAAGTTGCCATGCAGACTGATGCTCAGATGACCGAAGCTGCTCTTAAGCATGACGAAAAGGTGCTGGAAAAGGCAAGCAAGTGGGTCGCCAACTATGTAGGGACTGTTCGCCCAACAGTCACATATATCTTTGTGCTGGAATTAGTTGCAATCAATGCTTTTATGGCAGTTTATCTGTGGAATCATCCGCATCTAATTGGAAACATAGATGATGTTATTCAATATTCTGATCTTCTGTTTAGTGCCGATGAAATGGCCATGCTTGGCGGTTTGATGGGCTACTGGTTTGGGTCACGCGCATGGGGTAAGAAGTGAAAACTTCTGAAAAAGGCATTCATTTAATGCACTATTTTGAAGGCTACCGCAACAAGCCATACAAATGCAGTGCAAAAATTTGGACGGTTGGGTGGGGCCATGCAATGTATGCCGATCAGCTACGCTTGCCCAATGTGCGAACAGAAACCTATACCGGGATGATTCGTGATGATTACCAACTTAAACCTGAGGACAACCGTGTCTGGTCAAAAGAAGAATTGGTTGAGATATTCAAGAATGACCTCGCAAGTTTTGAACGTGGTGTTTTACGACTTGTTCCCGGCTGTGTTGGGCATCAAGGCCGCTTTGACGCTTTGGTCTGTCTTGCCTATAACATAGGCTTGGGCAACCTCCAACGCTCTACCATCCGCATGAGGGCTAATAGAGGCGATTGGGAAGGCGCTGCGGAGGCCTTCATGGCATGGACTAAGGGTGGTGGCAGAGTACTGCCTGGACTCGTTAAAAGGCGTGAGGCTGAGATTGCCTTATTCCTTCAAAACTGAGATTGCTCTGTTTCTAACTGAATGAGCAATTCAATGTAGTGGATTGCTTTACGCAGGTCAGCAACACCACCTTTTTCTCTCCACCTAGTCACATACTTCACTACGTTTCCTTCACAAAAACCTAAGTTGTTTGCGTGGATGTAGATGATTGGCTGGATGGCCTTGTCTTTGTAGTGATCACCTGATACTTGTTTATCAAGGGGTGACAACTTAACCTTGGGTATACACCCATGTGTCATGCAGTGATTGACTGTTTGGCATTCATCGCAAAGCATCATTTGTCCTTGTAAAAAATACCATCAGGGCCAAGAGTTCCGGTTCTATCTTTAATCTGCTCATAGGCATGCTTAAAACACTCTACAAGGTCCAAATCAGCACAGGCGCTACCCATGACAAGGGTAACCCAGATATCGCCGTATGCGTCCTTCATTGCCTCTCTGTCGTTGGCTTGGATTGCATCAAGCAACTCTTGCGCCTCTTCTAGAGTCTTTAGAGCTTGAGCGTAAGGAGTGCTGTTCTGGACAATTTGACGGTCCTCACCCCATCTGATTACATCCATTTCAACCATTGAGTAGCTCATGCTTGCTCCTTTGCCAACAACCAAACACGCAGACCACCTTCTTCCTTGCGGGTAGAGATTATCTTGTTTGGATACTTCTTTTTCACAGCATTAATCTGTGCCCGAATGTAGCCAATCTTCTTGCCATCAGTACAAGGGATCAGAAACGAATCACCATCTGCCATCTGGTCAAATGGGTAGGCACGGGTTGCAGTTAGTGGTATGTTTTTTTCAACTTGGTACATGATTTTCTTTGTAAGGGAGGCCTACTCGCTGCGTCTGGTGTTTCTCTGTGGTCTCAGGCACGTTTCCCCAATAACCAGCATCCGCTTTCGGCCTCAAAAATTAGAAGCAGGTGGTCGTGCAGTTTCCAGCACCATAGCAGCAGGTAGTGCATGTAATCATGCGGCTACTCTGAATGTAGGTATGAGTTGTGCAAGAAGCCCATACTGCTGTTGCAGAAGCTGCGAGTGTCAAAGCAATGATCAGTTTTTTCATTTCAGTTCTCCAGGTTAAAAGGGCATGTCGTCATCAATTTCTGGCTTTGCCTTACGGGTAGGCTCAGAACTTTGACGGGGGGTCTCTTGTTTTTCACGGACAGACAGACTCAAGAAAGTTTTTCCTGTTTTCTCTGACTTCTTCTTCCATCCAGAGAGCCAGTATTCCTTACCCCCTACATTGATAGACCCGTTGTAGTCAGGGTGCTTTTCTGTTTCTTTCTTGTCATTGATAAACAATGAACCCTTGTCGGTGTTGTCGTAAGCCATATTAACCTTTCGCTTTTTTGAGTGCAGATCGCACAGTGGAATTCAACTGGTTTGACAGATAGACCTTCTGATCTGCTTCCAATTGCTGTTCATCAATCATGGCCAAAGCATCAACTGCCTGACCAACCTCGACTAACCCGGTAATTGAGCTTGCAAGTTCTTGCAAAAACTCCTTAACTTCTGCTGGCAGGTCATCACCAATACCGCTACGAGGGCTGATAACTGGCGCTGTACCCTTGGCTCCTGTAGTTGCGTCCAATGCATCATGCTCAACGATTTCGAGGGCTGCAACCCACAAATACCTACGGAGGTACGTTTGTACTGCCCCAAGGTTTTGGACCTCATGACAGCCCTTTAAAGCCGCTGTAGACATGGGTGATTCAATAAGAATCATCTCTTCTGTCTTTTCATTGTTGATGATCCGCATAAATGCGGTTTCTTTGCCAAAACTGATGATGCTTGTCAAACCAATTTCATTAAAAATCTCCAAAGCCGGGATGATGAAATCACCAAGCTCAAAATACTTGTAGCCAGCAAACTTGTTGTGGCCGGATTTCTTGAGTTGAACGCTGTGGAACTCTTTCCGAGCAGCATTAAGTTTTTGATAGACGTTCATTTCATTTCCAATTTGCTGAGTCGTATTCGTCTTGGATGATTTGATTCTGTGTCTCATCATCAAAGTCCTGGAACTCTAAAAAGTGGTTCTCACCACAGCAAGAGCGTTTGTCGTTACGGGGTTCCATGCAATAAGGGCAATACTGCACGTCATGCAGGTCTTCTTTGGCCTGTTGCAGAAAGTCTTTCATTTCATCTCCAATACAAATACACGGGCTGTGGTCTTGGTGTAGTACATCTGTCCCTTAACAAGCCAAGGCTTTTTATTGCGTATGACGTAAGAGCGCAGTGCCTGTGCAACCTTATCGCAATCCTTTGGTTGGCAAGAGAGGGATTTCCCTATGTCTAGATCCTTAAACACTGAGTCGTACTTGTAGAACCGAGCAACACGTTTCTTTGGTTGATCAGTAGTGACACGCAAGGTAGACAGGTCTACTTCCTTGACGTTACGAAATGGGCTTTTGCCAGCAAAGGTGGTCTTGATGACGTTGCTCATGGCTTTGTCACCGGGGTTGCGAGGAGCCATTTGTCACCCAGGAAGCGAATGGACTTGACCCATTGCTTGCAGTTGTGACGCTGTGTGTGTGTTGGAACACCATTGATGCAAAACAACTTTCGCACCTTTTTCAATGCTTGAACATTCATTTCAATCTCCTTTTTGTTAAAGCAGATGTGAATGTATCAGGTTTTTTATCTGTTTTATCTAGGGGTTTACCCTGTATGGTGGATTGTATTTTTGAGTTAGGCTTACGCTATGAGACACCAAACACACGAAATCGCATTGGCCTACGAGCTAATTGTTCAAGCAGCAGACCGTCTAGAGCCATTGCTGGACATAGATGACCTAGACGCTGGTGTTGTTGCTGCACTAGCAACAGCCATTGAGATAGCATCCAGTAGAAAACTTAAGGAGTTACATGAAATCTACCAAACCAAGTCCATTTAATTGGCAAGCAAAAGGTTCGTCCTTGTTCACAAAAACAGAGAAGTCAAACATGAATGCTCTGGCTGTGACCAAGAAGACAGAGCGTAAGGAACTGAAAATTTACTCAAAGGCAGGTGCAAAATGATCTTCAATTCATCAGCAGAGTTTCCTAGGGCTGGTTTGACACCAGATGAGAACGGTGAGTACCATATGGGCTTATCGGAGATGGCACGGTTCAATGCTTTTCAGGAGCAGCAACAGCGTGACCGAGAGTTTGAACAGCGTCTTGATCGTTGGATGACAGATGATTGGAACTAACAATGCCTAAAGGTTTATATGCGGCAATTCATGCAAAACGTGAGCGAATTGAGGGAGGCAGTAAGGAGAAAATGCGGAAGCCTGGAAGCAAAGGCGCTCCATCTGCTGCTGACTTTAAGAAGTCGGCTAAGACTGCCAAAAAAGTGAATAAGTGATATAGTTTAGCTAGACGGCTTAGGTGTGGCGTGGTCGAGACGCTGATTACATCTAAGCCCTCACAGGCTGACCCCTGAAGGTCTGGTGCTCGACCCACCAGCTTTCAGGGGTTTTTTATTTGGAGTTCAAATGAACGATAAAGAATTGAGGGATCACTTTGCAGGTTTGGCAATGGCTTCATGGATGACGGGAGTTCATCGAGATGCCAAACATCCTGTGTCTGGGAAGTTTGCCAAGGTATTGGCTTGTGCTTCATATCTGATGGCTGATGCAATGATATCTGCCAGGCTGGATTCAACAGAAGAATTGTTGAATAAATTGGAGATTGGCAATGAGCTTTGAAGTCATGGCTTGGGCTGTAAAGCAAAAAACAGCCAACTCTGGTCAGCAACTTGTTCTGTTGCTTCTTGCAAACCACACAAATGGTCATACAGGCCAATGCAATCCATCGCACAAACTTTTAGCTGAAGAGTGTCGAATGGGTTTGTCAACATTAAAAAACCACATAAAAGGTCTTGAAGAGGCAGGTTTTCTTAGGATTGTTCACATCTCTAGAGAAGGTGTGAGTCTTCCAAATCAATATATTCTTGGAGGGGTAGGTCAGAATCTGGCTGACGGTGGGTCAGATCTTGACCGACAGGTGGGTCAGAATCTGGCTACAAAACAGGAAGATAAACCAGTAATTAAACCTAGTAAGAGAGCAACAAGATTATCTGAAGATTTTCTTGTGCCAGATGAGTGGAAAAATTGGGCAACGGTTAACCGACCAGATTTGAATGTCAATTTAGTTGCAGCAACATTTGTTGATTACTGGATTTCTCGTGCTGATGCTGGTGCTGCTAAGACCAATTGGCTTGCAACATGGAGGAATTGGGTTAGAAATTCCAAAGCTGCTTTTGTCAAGCCAATCTCTCTTGCTGAACGAGCAACCAACATTGCTCTTGGTAGACCAGCAGACCAAAGACTACCAACCCCTGAAGAACAAGCTGAACGTCAAAAACGTATTGCACTCCGTTGAAAGGCAATGTAATGAGCAATCCATTTCAAATCTTAGAACCGACCTGCATCAGTTTTTCTGGTGGCAGAACCTCTGCTTACATGCTCTATAAGGTGCTAGAGGCTCACCAGATGAGCCTGCCTGAAGACGCTGTTGTCTGTTTTGCCAATACGGGTAAAGAAGACGAAGCAACCTTGAAGTTTGTCCATGACTGCTCAACCCATTGGAATGTTCCGATTGTTTGGCTTGAGTACAAGAACGCTGAAGACACCAAAGACCGTTGGACAGAGGTGACTTACGAGACAGCCAGCAGGAATGGTGAACCGTTTGAGGCTGTCATTCGCAAGAAAAACTATCTGCCAAACCCTGTTACTCGGTTTTGCACCATTGAGATGAAAATTCGCACAATTGCCAACTACCTGTTTTCTAAGGGTATGTGTGAGACACGTTCTCAAGGTGAGTACATGAGTTGGGTTGGAATCCGTGCTGATGAACCTCGCCGATCAGCAAAGATTCCGAGAGACAGAACGCCCCTGGTAACTGCTGGTGTGACCAAGGAGATTGTTGGGCAGTTTTGGAAAAACCAACCTTTTGACCTTGAGCTGCCAAACATCAATGGTGTGACCTACCACGGTAACTGTGACCTGTGTTTTTTGAAAGGTACTAGCCAAACCATGAGCCTTATCCAAGAAAAGCCTGATCGGGCTATTTGGTGGGCAAAGATGGAGCAAGAAGCCAAAACATTTTGTGACAAGACATCAGGTCAAGTCTTTAGACAAGACCGTGCTGGCTATGCCCAAATGATGGAATACGCCAAAGACCAGACAGACTTCTTTGGCAACGATGAAACTATTCCCTGCTTTTGTGGTGATTGACATGAAAGGTCATCAACCACTTATCCAGATGAGGATGGCTGGTAAAGCTCCTCAATCTATCTCCATTGAAGACCACAAGTCTTTGAACGCCCATGATTGGCATCTCTTTGGTGACATTCCCTGCATCAATGTCGATGGTGATGAACTTCACTCCATTGACCTCCGGTTTTGTGTTGACCTCATTGTTAACATCAGCAGCTTTTCCGAAACAAGAGCAAAAACGCTATTAACCATTGCTAAACAATCAAAAGCAAGGGTAATCACTAGTTGTGTACTAATTCCGAATGCTCCACACTGGAAGCAGACAGGTTGGTCAGAAATATACACATCATGATTATCAGTAACGACACAGTAAATTTTTCTCTTTACATGAAAGAGACAGATGCCCAGGCTAAGGTCAAGAGTGCCTTTATCTATGCTGAAGCACTGAAAAACAAGTTGCGTCTGAAGAAGACGGTTAACCCCATTGTTCTGCCTTGGATTGGACAGAAGGACAACTTTGAGTTTCGCAAAGGTGAGGTGACTCTATGGGCAGGACAGAACAGCTCTGGTAAGTCCTTGGTGACCTCTCAGATTGCTTTGTCCTTGATGGGCCAAGGTGAGAAAGTAGCTATTGCGTCTTTTGAGATGAAGCCTGTAACGACCTTACAGCGTATGGCAAGGATGTGGATAGGCATGAACCCTATGGCTCCTGAGTTCCAGACTGAGGAAGGCTTTAAATCCATTGACGACCTGTTTGACCAGTTCAGCTATTGGTCTGACGACAAGCTGTGGCTGTATGACCAAATGGGTGCTGTATCTCAGGACCTGATCATTGGGATGTGCAGGTACTGTGCAAAGGAACTTGGCATCCATCACATCTTCATCGACAACTTGGCAACATGTGTGATGGGTGAAGACGATATGTCTGGTCAAAAGAACTTTGTTTCCGAGTTGATCAACATTGCTCGTGACTACAACGTCCATGTCCACTTGATTCACCATTTGCGTAAACCAGCAAACGAATATGCCATGCCCAACAAGTACGACACCAAAGGATCTGGTGCGATTGTTGACCTTGTGGACAACGTATGGATGGTTTGGCGTAACAAGGAAAAGGAAGACGAGGTTAAGGATGTTGGAAGAGCTTCACCAAAGTACAACGATTCTGACCAGCTATTGCTTTGCAGGAAGCAGCGTAACTATGAGGGTTCAGGTAATGGTGAACCTACTGTGAAGCTGTGGTTTCTGCCTGATGCACAGACTTATGTTGAAAGACAAGGTGATGAACCAATGTTCTTCCCTAACTGGCCCCACACACGATCAGGGTAAACACTGATGTACGAGTACAAGAAAAAGCAATCAAATCAAGGTGACCGAGTTCAAATCGAACAAGGTGAAGCAAGAGTAATATTTCACTCCTGGCAAACAACTCAAGACAACATGTTTGTCAGAGCAATGCTGGAAAGAGCAGAAAAAATGTATGGCATGGGTGCAAAGGAGAGGATCAGATCCTACCTAACCCAAATGAAAGAAGGAACACTTGAATGACATGGCTTAAAAATCTTGCAGATTTAATTGCTCAATGGTGTTTGAAAAAAGCTAAAAAATGCCCTGACATTTCTGCAAAAGAATTTGATCAATGGAAAAAAGATTACAAAAAAGATTTTGAAAAGGAATTTAAATGACATGGCCTTTCCCACCATTCCCAAACCCTAAAGACACGGGTAACCGAGTCCCAAAGTTCAATCCTGACAACCATGAGGAGTCACCACTGTGAACAAAGACGAAGCATTGGACTTGGCGCTGGAGGCGCTGGAGATTTGCGAACAGGACGGCTATATACCAGTCCGCCTTACCCGAGATTCCATCACCGCCATCAAGCAAGCCCGTTCAGCAACTGTGCAGGAGCCTGTGGCGTGGGTGCGTGAGCACGAATTGCCGCTTGCACCGGGTGATGCTTTCAGTTGGGTGGAGACCTTTGTTCATAAAACACCACTCTACATGCACCCAGCACCCGCAGCGCCTGTACAGGAGCCTGTTCACCAGTGGCGGCAAAAGCATTCACCGTACTGGTATGACGGTTATCCAGACAACGATGATGGTGGAGGCCCTTACGAAACTCGTATCTTGTACACCACCCCACCCGCAGCACAGCGGCAATGGGTTGGGCTGACGGATGAGGAGATTTCTGAGGCATATAACGCCGCATCCCGGAAAGCGTTGTACGGCATGGGACCCACGCGAGTGGATGTGTACGAAGCCATCGAATCCAAACTCAAGGAGAAGAATACATGAACGGAAACTGCAACACATGCGACATTGAAGACCAGTGCGGCTACGAGTACAAACCTTGTGACTGTTGCGATTACCGCAAGTTCAAACCGAAACCGCCGCAGCCAGCGCAAGTCATTCTGTTCCCAGCCAAACTCAAGGAGAAGAACACATGACTCAATGTAAACACCGCTGGATACTGACTCCATCACCACATCGCACTCAGTACCACTACCAATGCGCTAAGTGCAATGAAACGGCTTGGGCTACGTTGAAAGCAAAGAATGAGGCCTGATAGTCCTTGCATAGCAGTCTGTACCACCTTGTATGACGAGGTGTGTAAGGGCTGTGGCAGAACCTACATGGAAGTTGCTTTGTGGAACGAGATGAGCCAGTACGACAAAGAGCAGATCTGGAAACGTATAGACAAAGAAGCAACAGCCTGGAGATACAACCGATACAAGGACAGGACATGACGTTCCAAGTGATTTTTCAAGTTGATGGAACACCAGTACCCAAGGGTCGTCCAAGGTTTGCTAGACGAGGCAAGTTTGTCTCAACTTACAGTCCCAAGACCACTGTTGACTACGAAACCAAGGTTTCTGATGCTGCCAAACAAGCAATGGGGTCACAGAAGCCCTTAGAAGGCCCTGTAGTGGCCTGTATCTACATTACCCTACCCATCCCAGCGTCATACAGCAAAAAGCGATTTAACGCCTGTTTATCAGGTGAAGAGCGTCCAACTAAAAGAAGTGACATTGATAACTTCTGCAAAGCAATCTTTGACGGTATGAATGGGATTGTGTTTACTGATGACAGTCAGGTGGTGTCTCTACACGCAACAAAAGTTTATGGAAGTTTAGGCATGGTTGAAGTGATGGTGCAGGAACATCTCCTATAGGGTTTGTCCTAGTACCAATCAAGTTGATTGACAGGCAAAATCTGTTTTTCAATTGGAGAAAACATGAGGAAAAAAAGTAAATACAAACCCCGTCCTGTTCGGACAGACAACCTGAATTGGATTCTTGCTGGTATGAAAAAGGTAGGAACACTACCTACTGCTGGTATAGCACTGAAGCTAAAGAACCATGAAGCCTTGGAATCTATTCTTAGAGGACAAGGAACAAAACATGATGTGGATGTGCTGATCAATGCTTTGAACATGGCAGAAGCTATGGTCCGTATCAGAGATGATTTAGGTGCTGATTGGGCAACAGAGATCAGAGCAGCCCAGGATGCTATTTACACAATGGCTAAACGTGGTGTTGAGAAAGGTAGTTTTGCCTTTACAGGACCAGAGATGACTGCTTTGAAGCTGGTGATGGATGTTCATGATGCCCAGCTAGACGACTGTACGGTCAAAGAGATGGAAAGGGCTTTGTACATTGTTGCTGAAGAGATCCGTCTAAAGAAGTGCCGACCAATAGTGGAGATGGCGTGATGGACGATCCATACCACTACGAAAAGCCAGAGTGGTTGGTACTCAAGCAAAGAGAACACAACCGCAAGTTAAGAGAAAAGCGACTTGGTAGGCCAATAGGCACTTGGGGTGGTAAACGTCAGGGTGCTGGATTAAAGAAAAAGACAGAAGAACCCAAATACACCAACCTTGTCGCATTAACTCTAAACAGTATCCAAAAGCAATTACTCATAGAAATGGGTAATGGGAATATAGATACTGGAGTACAGAATTTAATCAACGAACACATTTGAAAGCAATGTATGAAATGGAAAGCAAAAGTAGAAATTCCATTTACTGGTCAAGTCAGACATCGCAGAGTGTTTGCTTGGAAAAGAACAAAAGTTGGTGATTACATTGTCTGGCTTGAGTTTTATGGCATAGAGGAGAGATTTTTTATGTCTGTAACTGGAAATGGATGGTGGACTCAATCAAAAAAGTACACCCTTGAATACATGTATTGAAAGAAAAAAATGGAACTGGTAAAATTGTGGCACTGACTACCTTTAGCGGGGGAAAAGGCGATTCGTTACCGCCCTGTCAGTGCTCTTCTGTAACGCTTCCACCAATAACGAGGTGCGACATGTTGACTTTTGAAAAAGTAAATTCCGTCTTTGAATACAGGGATGGGTTGATATACAAAAAACTGAAATCTGGCGTTGTGTCAAGCAGATCATCTGGAACTGCCACTAGCAATGGATATGCAAAGGTGGGCATAGACGGTAAAAGTTATTTGGTTCATCGAGTCATCTATTTGATGCAACACAAATTTTTGCCAGATTTTATTGATCACATCGACAACAACCCATTGAACAACAAAATTGAAAATTTGAGGGCTTGTTCAAGGGGGCAGAACAAGATGAATGCAAGAAAGCACAAATCAAATAGATCTGGGCATAAAGGCGTTTCATTTCATAAGAAGTCACAGAAGTGGATTGTTGAAGTTCAAGTAAACAAAGTAAGAAAGTACTTGGGAATTTATTCGGACTTTGATCTTGCTTGTCTTGTGTCCGATGAGGCAAGAAATTTATATCACAAGGAATTTTCAAATCATGATTGAGATAAACCCTGAGAAAGCCATTCGTTACATCCAAGAGCATGCAGAGAAATATGCAAAAGCAAAAGGTGATGTAGCGTACACAGAGAATTACCTGAAGGTGGTTAAGTCACAACAGATGAACAAGAGTGAATCTAGCTCTCTTGGTCAACGAGAAGCAGATGCCTATGCAAGTGCTGAGTACAAAGAATCCATCACTGCCCATAAACAAGCCATTGAAGAAGAAGCGCACCTGAAGTGGATGCTGACAGCAGCACAGGCAAGGATAGAAGTGTGGAAGACACAGGAATACTCCAAACGCTCTGAGATGCGGAACTTGGGATGAAAGTAATTCCAATTCAATCTTATGAGGTAGAGCCTTGGCTGTTGCACAAGCATTACGCCAAACGCATACCTTCAATTAGCTATGCTTTTGGATTGTTTGAAGACGGTAATTTGGTTGGTGTTTGCACATATGGAACGCCATCATCAGCACCTTTGCGAGACGGCATAGCAGGTCCAGAAAATGCCAAATATGTGCTGGAATTAAATCGCTTGTGTGTGGACACAAAGATAAAAAACGCAGCTTCCATGCTGGTTGGCAGAAGCCTTCAAATGTTGCCAAAACCATCTATTGTCGTCAGCTATGCCGATACAGAACAAGAACATGTTGGATATGTCTATCAGGCTTGCAATTTCACTTACACAGGTTTAAGCGCCAAGCGTACCGATTGGAAGATTAAAGGAATGGAGCAATTACATGGGCAGACTATTGCCGACATGAGTCGAGGTTGCGAAGGATCAAGAGCGGACTTCATGCGCAACAAATTTGGTGATGATTTTTATTTGGAAGATAGAGCCAGAAAGCATCGTTATATTTTTGTAACAGGCAAAAATAAACAATTAAAACAATTAATAAAATATAAACACGAGCCATATCCAAAAGGCGAAAGCAAAAAATACGATGCTGGCGGCAAAGTTGTAACTCAAGCACTTTTGTTTTTATGAACAACAAGCTGAATGCCAAAGAGAGGTTGCATCTGGCTAGGGTCAAGGAGCTACCCTGCTCTGTATGTGATGCACCTGGTCCAAGTGATGCACACCATGTAAAACAGGGTTTGCAGTACACTTGCATAGCATTGTGTAAAGATTGTCATCAAGGTAGTTTTCTTGGTTGGCATGGACAAAAAAGAGCATGGTCTATCCGTAAAATGGATGAAATCGATGCTTTAAATAAAACCATTGAAAGGTTGATCAATGAACTACGGTGAATTCTTGTTGACGTTGATGCACTCATCGACCAACACACAGATCCTGCATCGCCAAACAAAGAGCTATGCAGAGCATGTTGCCTTGGGTGAGTTCTATGAAGCCATCATTCCCTTGGTAGACACTCTTACAGAGGCTATTCAGGGCTTAGAAGGCGAGATCATTGATTACCCTGTGGACTACTATGGCCCAGCAGCCAGTGGCCTTGAAGAGCTTGAACATCTAAAAGACTACGTTACTGAAGAGCGCAACAACCTGCCAGCCAACAGTGAGATCCAAAATATTGTTGACGAAATCGCTGATTTGATTAACAGTACCCTGTACAAGTTGCGTTTCCTGAAGTGAGTTTCCTTGGGATGAGAACTTAGACCTCCGATTGGGGGTCTTTTTTTTGGCAAAAAACCTGTGGAAATTGACAAATAGCCTGGTCAACAAAAACAGAGGTCCAAAAAAATTGACCGGGGGGGGTCTTTTTATTTCTACAGAAAGGCTCTGTGACAGGTCAGCGGAGGGCCATCAAGGGGGGTTCCGAGGGGGATGACTAGGGGTTTACCCCCATAGATCGCATAGAATCGCCTACAATCGCACAATGCACATGCCCTTGCCATAGGTACTATGCACCCCGAATAACGCCTCAAAACGCCTTTAAATGGCCTTCTTGACGGTTTGCCAATGCATCCAGACGCTTACACCCCCACAGATAACAGCCCACAAATGATAGTAAGCACTCACTAACTTAACAAACCCAAAAAAACCCGGAACGAATCCGGGATTCTTTGAAATTGTCAGTTAGATACTGTCAACAAGTACCCAAAAAAAGTCAGGCTTAACGCTTCGCCACTGTTTAGGGTTATCACATGAATGAACGATTAAGCCCAATTCATGTACGCCAGTGACTGTCCAGAGGGTCACATTGTCAATTGTGGTGATGACCCCTACTTGTCCAATTTGATTTTCTATGTGCATATGTTCTTTCAGTGTGTTGAACGGTAATAGCGCAAACCGTCATAAGGGCAAACAATCCAGCGTTTGATTGATCCGTCAGGCTTTGTCTGACAATTCGTCAAAGGTGTAGATTGTGGTTTCTATTGTCCGCATGATGTACCCCTTTAAAAAACAGCGTAAACAAAACCATCGGCGGTTTCGCCAACTAATGAGGTGTGATCGTTCAAGTAATCCCGAACGATTTCTTTGCATTGATCTTCATAATCATCATCTTCAGGATTCGCATCATTGAGGTCAATGGAGTAATTCCTGGCAATTCCTGACACTGATTCTTCGCAGTACTCGCAGCAAATAGCGATTACATCCAGCACCATATCGCTGTCGATTTCTTCAAAATAATCAAAAAGAACCTCGTACCCTTGGCAGCTAAAGTTGTCCCGGTTATATGCAATAAATTGATTGCGAAATTCTGAGGCGTTATCGATTGAGATTTTCATGATGTTTTCTTTCGGTTTAGTAAGTGAGGATGTCAAAGTAAGCCAGTGCAAAACCAGCAAAGATCAAGCCAAGAACAATGGCAAAAACAATGTCTGTAATGGTTTCTTTCATGATTAATCTCCAAGTTTGTGAGCGTCACGGGAGGGGATGAATTCGGTTGCTTTGCGGTCTGATGCTTCGGCATGAATAGCATCTTCAATAGCGTCTGTGATGTCTGTCAGATCATCATCTGTGAGCAATTCAAGAACGCTAACCCCGTCAAGCATTGCATCATTTAATTGGGTTTTGTAGATGCCTTCATCATCTGCCCAAGCACAAGCCTCAACCCACAAATGAGCACGTCTTATCTGATGCTCAAACTCGATCTTGATATCTGGTGTTGTGTATCTCATGATGACCCTCTATAGGTTGGTTGGTGATGTGTCTATTGTGAGTGATTTTATGCGATTGTGTACTAGGGAAAACCCTATGTTTGGTATCTTTAAACCCTAATAGGGAATACCCTAAGTCAATCAAGTTAAATCAAGTTATAGGTGCATTGTGGATAACTTGTGGACAACTTAGGGGTGTTTGACTAGGTGGAATTTTGGTCAAAAGGGAGGCAAAAAAGAAAAGAAAAAAGAAACCCCGTTTCGGTCTATGCCTTACTACATAAGGGCTAGAGAGACACTGACACTCTCATTAGGCTTTCCATAGCCTGACCTGACTAGACATTGGTAAACACTAGAAAACTCATAAGACATCGGGCACCTACCCACAGATAAAAGCATAGCCTCTACAGAGCGAGAACAGAGCATAGGAGCTACTACCCCCCTAGGAATGTCTAGACCCCCCTAGAATCGCGTTTAAATGCGTTTGTATCCCCATGGAAATGAGAGGGGGTAGGGCTGGATTGGGTGGAAAAGGAGGGGGCCCGGTAGCTCGTTCCCAAAATTTCTACAAAAACTTTTTACCCCTATCACAATCCCGAACTGAGAATTAAACTCTTGTATTACTTCTCTGGAAGAAAAACCCTGTAAATGAGGAAAAGTGCCAGATTTCTCGGGTTTATACAAAGCTTTGACCAACAGAAAAGTAATACTTGGAATCCTGTATAAAATTTTTTGTCCAAAACTTTTCAGGTTGATAGAATGCGGCCATCGTATTGAAAGGCAATGTATGGAACGTGAATGGCAACTTGCTCATCCGCTGCATGATGTTGATGACATTGTGGAGATGGCTGATAGTGTGTTTGGTAAGGAGGCTGATGGAATACTTACGAGAGACAGGAATGTGTTCCGTAAGAATGTGACCATCACTGCTACTACCCAACTGTTTGACAAGGGTAGAGAGTTCTTAGCTGTTTGCCGGACTAAGCCTGAACACAAGAAGATTGTGGTTGATGGATTCCTTGACCATGAACTGATTGAATCTAAGCTGCTGGGATACTGCTGGTTTGACCGTGGTGGGTATACGACCTATGCTAATGAGGAGATCTCAAATGCCAAGTTCCACCATTTGGACTTATCTCTTCCTGCTAGACAACGTGTTAAATTAATCCATGAGATGATTGACCAACATATCTTGTGGGCAAGTACTTGGGGTATTCCTGTTATTTGTTCAACAAGTATCCGTAGTGAGCATGATGGGTTTATGAAAATCCATAAGAAACGTGGATTTACAGTAAACGGTTCATATGCTTGGATCAGAACTGAGAATGGTTTAAAGGGTTTACATGAAAAAGCCTAAAGACGCTGATTTGCTTTTTGGTGAAATAAGGCCGGAAGGTAGCTTGGTTACTTCTCCTGAAGAACTGGAAAAGAAGAAGCACTTCATGAAAATGAAGCGGCTTGAGAAAAGGGCTATGGGTTTGGCTACTGGTGAGAAGTTTCCTAAAGAGGAAAAGAAGCCTATCGGTCGACAGAAGTCTATTGTCAATCGGGTTACTGAATACGGTGCTTTGTTCAACAAGCTCAACGAAGAGAGACTGGCTAAGGGTCTGCCTCCTTTGAAGACAGCAATGGAGGTACTGATTGATGCCATGCAATCTGAAGAAATTGATATCAAGGATAAAGCCAGGATTGCTGACAAGCTGGCTCCGTTTGAATCATCTCGTGCCCCCATTATTTCAATTGAGCATGTGAATAACGTGAACAAAGAGGAAGAGGTGTCTGCTGATGATGCCCTTGATGATTTCTTGACGGCCCTACGTAAAGTTTGACATTAGATTGACAATAAAAAAGGTCTGTTGCATAATCTACTTATGACAAGCAGACCTAGCAAAGACCTTACGGGGCAAGTTTTTGGCAGACTAACTGTTGATGGCTTTAGTCATATAAAAAAATATGACAGCGGAAGAACGCAAGCCATGTGGCATGTGACTTGTTCTTGCGGCACAAAAAAAATTGTGTACGGCAACAACATGCTTAACGGCAGTGTGAAGGGTTGTGGCTGTTTAAGAAAAGAAGGCTTAAACAAAAAGGAGCGTGGCGAAGCTAGTTTTAATTCCAAGTATGGGATGTACAAGAAAAGCGCAGAACGAAGGTCGTTTGAATTCCATTTAACAAAGGATCAGTTCAGATCTATTGTGGTGCAAAATTGCGCTTATTGCGGCAGCGCACCTTCTGGAGTTCACCATGCTACCCACTGCTATGGGTCGTTTGTTGGCAATGGGGTGGATAGAATTGATTCTTCAAAGGGATACACTGTGGATAACTGTGTGCCTTGCTGCAAAACTTGTAACCACATGAAGCTTGACCATTCAGTTGATCACTTCATCGACCACATTCAAAAGATATTGCAGCATTTGCGTAAAGTGTAATAATCCCATTACTTTCATGAAAGGTTAGTATGTCTACCAACTTCCTGTACGCCCAAGCTCCTAACCGCAAGGGCAATATGTCCAAGCAGCCTCCATCCAAATCAGGTGGTGCTACCAATGTGACCAACACCAAACACGGTGTATCGGGGCCTACTGGTCAACAAGGCGCTCCTAAGGCTGGTGGTGACATTACTGGTCGCCATCAAAAGGTTCAAGTCAGCACCCATGCTGATTACTGTGGAACCATCAAGAACGATGGTTACATGAACAAATCTGTCAAAAACTACTTGGGGTAAATCATGTCCTACGGAAAAGTAATCTCTGGTGGCGCTCGGATGACCAACGGTCTGACCAAGAACATCAACGGCAAGCTCAAAAGCTTTGAAGAAGGCCATAAGCGTAGTCAGACTCTGGCTACTGCTGTTGGCAAAGCCTTTAACCAAAACCCTCTTTCTGATAACCACCTGAATAACATCAACGTGGCAGCAGCGAAGAAGTTTACTGTCCCTAAACTCCCAACCAACGTATAAGGTAATGTATGGCAACGTATGACATTGAAGCACTGAAAGAAGACCTCCCAACCGCCAAAGACCTTGCTCAGTTTGTTTATGACAAAGTGGGCATCTCTTTGGACTTGGTAGGCAAGCCAAAAGAAGAGCAGTATCTGGTTGCTCGTAACGCTCTTGAGGGCAAGAAGATCCCTGCTGATTTTCAGACGGATCTCAACCCCTACATTGATCGCAAAGAGTTGATCCCTGTTGACGAGAAAATGCAATTGCCTCCTCGTCCAGCAGATCTGCCTGACCCTGGTTCGCAGGTCCATTTCTTTGGTGCAACAAACATGCCTCACCCGACAGACCCTCAGTCTGACAGGAAGGTGCAAATCAACTTCCGCAAGTACGACAATGGCGTGATCACGTTCCAAGTAACTGGCCCTATTGAGCAAGTTGCTGTTGGCGAACGTATCAACAAGTTTGGTCAGAAGCAGCCCGAGAAGTTTTCTTGGATTGATCCTCGTACAGAAGAAATCTTGTTGCGCCGACCTGATGGCACATTCACTGAAAAGGGTCGTGGCTTGTATGCGTTCTGTGTTGGCGAAAAAGGTGGTGGCATCTGGACTTTGATTGACCGCAACGTAATGAACATCGCTGAGAAGAACGTCACTAACCCGTGGGCGTGATGGACGATCACAGCACAACCTTTCGGCTAAAGCTGTCTTCTCAAGCAGAGACATGCGCTAGGAAAACTCTTGAGTGGCTACAAAAGGATCTTCAAGGAGATCGTGAACTAGCCCCTCAGGACGTTTACTACCTTGCGTCTGCTGCTGACCTGTTGCTGACCATGCGTGACGTGTATGGCAAAAAGTGAAGCCAGTGACTACATCCTCCCGGTTTACAAAGATCGGGCTTTAAAGCATTTGATTAAGTTGGCTGGTGGTAAGGCTGCTATTAAGCACCTTGATGCTGACCAACTTAAAAAGATGAAGGATGCTAGGGATGTCATCGCCAAGGACATGCAGTACAACACCTTAAAGTGGTTCAGACCTTTTAAGTATCAGTCTGCATTCTTTGAGACAGGAGCAACCCACACCCGTAGAGGAATGATTGCAGCTAACCGTGCTGGCAAAACAGTCGCCTCTACTTACGAGACTGCCTATCACTTGACGGGCAGGTATCCAAAGAATTGGAAAGGCAAGAGATGGGACAAACCCATCATTGCCATGTGTTCTGGTGAATCCTGGGAACAGGTAGCTAAGACACTGCAAAGCAAACTGCTTGGATGCGATGACATCAAGCAATCGTACAAATTAGGCACAGGCTCTATCCCGCTTGAGTGTATTGACGAGAAGTCATACCGAACAGACGGGGCTAACGTCCTGTCTATTGAAGTTTGGCATATCTCTGGTGGCAAATCAAAACTCTACTTCTCCAACTACACACAGCAAGTGCGTCATCTGCAAGGTTTTGAACTTGACCTTGTTGTCTTGGACGAACAACCACCAGACGAAATCTTCTCGGAACTTGTTGTCCGTACTGCACAACGGAACGGGCAGGTACTGTGTTCATTTACCCCACTCAAGGGTATGTCAGGACTTGTTCGTAAGTTCTGGGACAAGATAGATGGCTACACCCATGTCCGAGTAACTTGGGACGACATCCCTTTTGAAAACGAATGGGATGAAAAGTTCTTTAGCCAAGAAGAACGTGATCAACTGTCCCGAGACTTTATGCCTTGGGAGCGTGATTGCCGGATGAAAGGTATTCCGCTTGTTGGTCAAGGCGTGGTATTCCCATTGCTTGATTGGCCTACCTACAAGGGTATTGATTTTGACCTGAAGAACAATGAGAAGCTTGAGCGATTGATTTCCTTTGACTTGGGTATCAAAAATGATCCAACGGTTATCAGCTTCTTTTTCCGAGATCCAGTGGAAGAGGTTATTTACCTGCACCGCCAGATTAAGGTTGCTCAAGGTGAGACACCAGACGAATACGTCCATTATTTGATGGACAGAGAAACCAAGGGTGTTCCGATTGCCCTACCCCATGATGCCACACAAGCAGGTCGATACACATTGACCGAACAATCAGTCCGTGAAGTGTTTGAAGACAACTATGGCCTGAACTGTATTGCTGGTGCTATATTGAACCCCGTGAATGACCAAGGCAAGGTAACCAACCATAAGTCCTATGGAATCAATATAATGCGGCTAGGCATGGAACGTGGCACATTTAAGATAAATGAGTCTTGCGTAGGTTTTCTTGATGAAGCAAGGAACTATGCCATTGACGAAGCCGGACGATTTAGTGATCCTGACGACCACATTGACTCTGCTCGGATTGGCATTTTGGCGTTGATTCAAGGTCACGGAGAATCTATGGTTAGCCGAGCGAACACATTCCAATACCGCAGACCAACCGCCATTGATGGCAAGGTGCAAAGGATCTAATCATGCTAGACAAACAGAACATAATCGTTGAGTACATCGAAGCACCTGCTGGCAACAAAGGAATTGTTTTTCAAGTAGCTCATGAAGTCTATTTGAAAATGGTTGATTATTTGCGATTAACGCAAGCAAAAAACACCTTTAACCGTCTTTCTGATTACCACTACCTGAATATTGCTGTAAGCAACTCCACCGAGCCAATCCGTGGCATTGACTACATTCACCCTGTAGTAACTCCAGGTGTTGATTACGCTACGGCCATCATTACAAAGTGCCTGATGCCTAACGGCAAGGTTAACTTTGAGTTTGAGCGTTTCAGTGAGGCTGATAGCGCACAAGCTAACCAAGCTACTGAGATGGTCAAGTACATGATCAACTCAAAGAATGATTCTTACGCTTGCATCCGTGATTGGGCACAAGACTCATTGCTTCACAAGAACGGTATTGTGATGGTGTCACCAGTGCGTGAACCCATTACCCAATACAAAGAGGTTGAGGGGACGAAGGACCAATTGCGTGTGTTTGAGACTATGGCTGCTGAAAAGGGCCTGACAGTCAAACGCCAGAACATGCGTAAGATTGACGTTGACCTTGAAGGTGTCATGCAGGAGATGATGAATCCTGATGACGACCAAGGAACAATCCAAGAAGAGGTCAATGAGGCTATTGCAGCCAATACGGTGTACCGTGCCAAGTACAAGATGACAGGTTTCTCAACATCTGTCCGTATCAAGCATGTTGCCCAGCATTATTTTGTCTGCAACCCCACAATTCCCGGCATTCAGGACCAAGACTTTGTTGGGTTCTATGACCCAATGACAATCCATGAGTGCAAAGCTCAATTCCCTTATGTTGACATTGAAAAGCTTGCTGACCATGCTGCCTACGGTCCTGCTGGTGCTTATCAAGCAGGTGCATTGGAAAACGATCTTGCTTTGCATGCTCGTGATTCCACTCCTGTTCCAGGTCAAGGCGTAATTGCTTCTGCTGGCGCTGATCGCTACAGCCGAGTCATCATGTTGACAACAGCATGGATTCGCAAAGACGTAGACGGTGACGGTGAGGAAGAAATCGTTGAGGTTTGCTTCTCAGGCTCGTATGTTCTGTACGTCAAAGAGGTGGACTTCATTCCTTTGGCGGCAATGTGCCCCAAACCCATCACTGGTAACTTCTTTGGCTACTCTTTGGCAGAACGTCTTGTGCCAATGCAGGAATACGCTACCTCCATTGCTCGTGCTGAGATGGCTTTTGCCATGCAGTCGTCTACACCTCGTATTGGTGTAAACCCTGAGTTTATGGATGCCGAAGAGATCCAACGTGGTGTCTCTGCCATGTTCATCTTGGACCGTAAGTTTGATCCTGCCAAGCACATCTATGAGTTTGCGCCTATGCAGGGTAACTTGGCCTACGTTCAGTCGTCTATGCAGCGTTTTGAAGCTGACAAGATGGCAATGATTGGCATGACAAGCCCTAACGATGTGCTGAACCCTGAAGTAATGAAGGATGGCAACTCTGGCTTTAAGCTGCAATTGGCTATGGGTCCAAACCAGCTTATCCAAGACGAGATGGTCAAGAACTGCGCTATTGGTCTGCGAGACATGATCTACATTGTCTGGAAAACACTGATTCAGTACTCTGACGACTACAACATTCAGCAGTTGGCAGGTGTTTGCGGTAAGGGCGCTCCATTCATGGATGCCATCTCAATGGAAAACTATGAATTCATTGACCGCAAGCTGATTAACATTGATTTGGCCTTGGGCTTTATGTCTGATGAGAACCGTTTGACCCGTCAACAGTTGATTGGTCAGGCTCAACAGCAGTTTACCCAGGCCATGATGGGTTTAGACCCAAGCGTTCCTGAGTTGTTTGGCAAACTGCGTAGGCCTTTTGAAGATACTCTGCGTGTATTGGGTGTCAAAGACGTTGATGCCTACTTGCCTACCTTGGAAGAAGCTGCAAAGATTATTAAAGCTCAATCCGAGAAGGGTCCAAGCGCAGAACAGCAGAAGATTCAATCTGAAACAGATTTGAACAAAGCCAAGATTGAAGACACAATGGCAAACACTGCGTTTACTCAGAAAAAGGCTGAGGACATTGATACAGACAACATGTTTGAGGCTTTGGCTGCTAAACGAGGAAAGCTGCATTCAGTACAAGTTGATTAAAGGATTGCAATGAAAAGCTTGGTATATAAAATACGTGAATATTTCAACAGACGGACAAAATCCGCAGACTCAAGTAAAGGAGCCGATGTACATCGAAAAACTTTAGCCATAGAAAACGGGGAGTGCGCTTCCCGCCTCATCAAGAATGAGGATTTTGCACTGTTGTTTAACCTTTACAGGTTTAACTTACTGGAACGGTTGGAAGATTGTCGAACCGATCCAGAACGCATCGAAAATGCATTTAATGTTGCTGGAGTACGAGATTTCATCGGTTTCATTGAGAAAATCGAATATCTTGGAAAAGTGGCTCAGAAATCTAACACTTAACCAAAGAGAGTAAACTATGTCAGACGTAATCACGCAAGTGACCGCCCCTGAGCAAACTGGTGTCGTGAATCCCGCCGATGCTATCGCTGCAATGATTGCCGCTAACAAGCGTAACAGTCCGCAACCCGATGGCAGTTCACCTCCACCAGCAGGACAAGAGGCTAAACCCTCCCCTGAGGCGGCTCCTGTTGAAGGAACCGAACCTGAAGATGGCAGTTCAATTGAGTCGGATGCCGCAGAGTCAGAAGTTGAAGCCGAGTCCTCCGATGGAGTAAACGAAGCAGTCGATTTCCTTGAGTTTGCGAAAGAGAATCCTACTGTGATGTTGAAGATTCCTAACAAGGACGCAGAAGGCGGCTTTGTAGAGTTAACAGCAGAACGGGCAGCTTCTATTCTGGGTCAAGGTAGTGCTATCCATGAAAATGCTCGTAAGCTTAAAGCTGAAAAAGCAGATTTTGAAGAGTATGAATCGAAGCGCAAGAGTGAACTTGATGGTTTGCAGATAGGCTTGGAGTTAACAATCGTCCCTCAGTTGAAAACTGCTGCTGATGAACTGATTACGATCCAAGAATATAACCAGCAATGGCAGCAAATCTATCAAAGCACGACTGATCCTGCTCAAAAGAGCCAAGCTGAAGCAGCAATGCGACAGAACGCTCAATTGATCCAAGAAAAGTCTGAGTTCATTAAGGCGAATCGGCCTAAAGTCGAACAGTTTTATCAGCATCGTTCTGCAATGGTCCAAGAGAGCTTGGAAAAAGCCAGGCAGTCGTTTACTGATAAAGAGTTGGGCAATAAGGCTATCTTTTCTGAGATTCGTGAGAAGCTTGGGAAGGATTGGAAAGGTGCAAACAGTTCGTTTGTTCCTGGTGTACCAAACATTGATTTGGTATCCAGTGATGAATATCTGTTGGGTCTGATTCGGGATGGTATGAAGTTCCGAGAAGGACCAAAGGTCAAAAATGCTGGTGGATCTCTAGCTGCTGCTAGTCGTCCTGTAGCAAAGGCCAAAACTGCTCCAGATAACGAGATGGAAAAACTTCAAAAGCAAGCTAAGTCCGGCGATAAGAATGCGGCTCGTGACCTTTTAGCAACCATGCTTGCAGCAAACAAACGCAAGCGATAAACAGGAGTTTTAAATGGCTACCATCACCTCTGCAAACCTTGGTAACGGCAACGGCTCGTATACTACCGACATCGTGGTCAAAGACCTCGACATGACAGTCTCTAACTATGTTAAAGACCGTACCCCCCTGACCAACATGGCTATGTCCAAGAAGCGCAAAGTCAATTCGACTCTGCACATCTGGCCTGTGGATTACTACCGTACTCCCGCCCTAAACGCCAAGTTGGAAGGCGCTGCTGTCCAAGCTTCCCAAGCTGAAAACAACACCCGTGCCAACTGCGGTAACTACACACAGATCTTTACGACTGTGATTGGTGCTACAGGTACTGCCCGTGCTGTTGAACAAGCTGGTGGCGATCCACAAGCCTACCAAGAAGTCAAGCAATTGACTGAGATCATGTTTGACGTTGAACTTCAGATGGTTCGTGCCGATGGCGCTTCTATCAAGTACAGCGGCCAAGCTGCTACTCAAGGTGCATCGCCTAACAACGGTCGCCGTTTTGGCTCCTTGTACTCTTTCGCTGGTACACGTTCCGGCAACGAGACAGATGGCACTTCCGTCCTGAACTTGGCTACCAGCGATGGTAACGATGTGACTTCTGCCACTGCTACTAACCAGCCTTTCAACGGCTTGTTGAGCAACGCTGGCTTGGGTTACTTTACCTTCAACACTGGTGTTACCCTGCAACAGTTCAGCCCCTTCCTGTACAAGCAATTGGTTACCACTGCTGAACAGCGTTTCAATGCCAAGATTACGAACATGGTTGTCCCCACTTCCATGCGTACACACATCTCGGACATGATGCCTACCAGCCGTTCGATCAACCGTTTTAACCCTGCTGACAAGGGCGACACGATTGGTACTTACGAAGGTGACTTCAACTACACCTACCAAATCGATGACTCTTGGGTTATGGACCAAACAGGCGCAGACAACACTTCTGCCCTGTTCCTGAACCCTGACGTTATCCAGTGGGGTAGCTTGCGTGAACTCGGTCCAAACAACGAAGTGTTCAGTTCTGCTGACGCTTCTTTGGATCAGTACATCATGGAAGGTACACTGATTGTTCGTAACCCAGCAGGTGTTGCTGTGTTGGCTAACATCAGCCCAACTGGTGCTGCTGTGACTGCTCCACGTCCTGCTGGTCAAGTCCAGCGTTACCTGGCTTAAGCTTTAAAGCTTTTCTGAAGGGGCTCCGAAAGGGGCTCCTTTGGTAAAGCATGGAGAAAGCAATGACTGAAGACGATGACATCAAAGTTAACGAAGAATATTATTCAAAGGGTATTCTTGAAGCCGGAGTAGATGGCGTATTCCGTCATAACGACAAACTTTTTAATGAGGTCAAGTCTGGTACTTGGTCACAAACATTTAAAACAGACAATATCGACTATAAAGTTGGTGCTGTTAATGGAAACAGGTATGTTCAATACGAACAAAAAAACGTAGAGAACGTAAAAGAGTTTTGTAAGCAGCAACGTGAGTTTTACAAGATCCACGGTACTGACAACCCTTTCTTTGCTGGTACTGCTCACATGATGCAGCTACCCAAATGCTTTGCCCATGAGATCAGTTCTAGGTGGTTTAACAACCGTCCTTGGGAATTGATCAAGCAAGAAAAGAAGGACAAGATTCTGTTCTACGCAATCGTCAATGAGTACTACTCAGATTTCGTTTGTCACCCTAGCGGAAAAATCCCTATTCCGTATAATCCCGCAATACCGACTAAGTAAGGATGAACTATGGCTCTCTTCATTCAATCAGCTAACACGCTTGTTAGTCGAATTGCAAATTGGGTGGGAGCTATACCTTCAAGTGTTGGCATCAACGCTACGGCTTACAACACCACAACCAAGGTCATTACCTGCTCTGCAAACCCAACGTCTGTAGTTTCTGTTGGTGACTTTATTGGTTTCAGCGTAATGGGTCCTTACGCATTGGCTGTATCTGTTACCAGCACAACAATTACAGTTAACGACCCTGAAGGCATTTGGGATGACGCAGTAGTTCCCACAGCAATCATTAAAGTTCCTACACAATCGACTATTGAGATTACACAGTCTATTCAAATGGCTGAACTCAAGATGAGGACGATTGAGTTGCCAGCTTTGCGTAGCAATCCCTACGATGATGTTGAACCAGCCCATCTGATTACAGATGCCAAAGGCATGGCCCCCATTCCTGCTGACATGTGCTTTCCGATTCTGTTCTTCCAAGAGAGTCAGCCAAGCAACCAAGAGTATGAAGGCACAAACCTTGGCCCTTGGATTGTGTATGACCGAGTTGGGGACCGAGAGATCATTCGCCGCAGAATGATTGACCAGTTGTACATCCGTCCATTTGGTGTACCACGGGTTATTCGTGCTTCTTTCTCTGAAGTCGGACCAAACTATGTGTTTACGCCCAATCCTGGTGAGAACGTCATTATCAAGGCGTATTACCAGCGAGTATTTCCGTTCTTGTTTAGCTCAACTGCTGACGTTGAGTACCCTGTTGTCCAAAGCAACGCAATTCTGGCCTCATTCCCTGAAGGATACTTCTACGGGACATTGTGGGCTTACTACGACAAGAACAAAAACACAGAAGAAGCCCAGAAATGGCTTTCTCGTTTTGACGACTCATATGGTCTGATTGAAGACCAGAACTACAAGGGCAAATGGCGTGGTGGTGATCAGCATTTGACATCTGAATTCCAGCCACGCACGTATCGTTACAGCTTCAAGTGAGATAACACATGCCATATCAAGCACAACCCAGCACTGAAACAACAAGCCTGTACGGTACGACTGTAAAGTTTGGCGTTACAGGTCCTACTGGACCAACGGGTCCCACAGGTCCTACAGGCGCTCCATCTACTGTTGTTGGTCCAACTGGTCCTACAGGTAGCACTGGTCCATCAGGCCCAACAGGTTCCGCATCAACAGTTGCAGGTCCAACAGGTCCTACGGGATCTATTGGTGCTACTGGCCCCACTGGCTCTCCGTCTACCGTAGCTGGTCCTACTGGCCCAACAGGAAGTACGGGTTTAACTGGTGCTACTGGCCCTACAGGTTCGACAGGTGCAGCATCGACTGTAGCTGGTCCTACAGGACCTACAGGCGCACAAGGCAATACAGGTCCTACAGGCCCTACAGGAGCGCAATCTACAGTAGCAGGACCTACTGGTGCAACAGGTCCTACGGGTATGCAAGGACCTACAGGCCCAGGTGGTGTGTTGGGAAATTGGGGTTCTTTTTATTCAACCCAAGACCAAGTAGCAGCCAGCACAACAGTTGCTTATCCCTTAACACTGAACAACACTGACCCTGACTCTAGTGGTGTAAGCATTGTTTCCAACAGCAGAATTACTTTTGCAAATGCTGGTGTTTACAACATTGAGTTTTCTGCTCAAGTAGACAGGGTTTCAGGCTCAGGTACTGATACTGTTGATATCTGGTTTAGAAAAAATGGAACAGACATTCCTGAAAGCAATACAGTTGTAACTGTGTCTGGTGGTGCTTCTGCTGCAAAAACTGTTGCAGCATGGAACTACATGCTTGATTTGTCTGCCAGTGACTATGTGGAATTGGTTTGGAGAACTTCAAATACCAATCTTGAGTTTACTCATGAGCCAGCCGGAACAAGCCCGACCCGACCAGCAGTTCCAAGTATTATTGTTACTGCTCATCAGGTGATGTATCAACAGATTGGCCCAACAGGATCTACTGGTCCTACAGGCCCTCAAGGCATTACAGGTCCTACTGGTCCACAGGGTATTCAAGGTGCTACTGGCCCAACAGGCTCTCAGGGAATTCAGGGTGTTACAGGGCCTACTGGACCACAAGGAATTCAGGGTCCAACAGGACCAACAGGCAGTCAAGGTGATCTCGGCCCAACAGGTCCAACGGGTGCAGCGTCTACCGTAGCAGGTCCAACTGGTCCAACTGGCAACACTGGCACAACAGGAGCTGTCGGTCCAACAGGCCCACAAGGCGCTACAGGCCCAACAGGGCCATCTGTTGGTGACTTGACAACAGACAACACTTGGACGGGTACGCAGACCTTCTCAGGTACAACTGCCAAACTATCTGTTGTTCTGAACGATGCCGCTGAAGTCACAACCATTACCGCAACAGCAGCTACAGGCACGATCAACTACGACATCACAACTCAGTCTGTGCTGTACTACACCTCCAACGCATCAGCGAACTGGACGGTGAACTTCAGGGCTTCTAGCGGCACATCGCTGAACACCGCATTGTCCACAGGTCAGTCGGTGACGGTTGCCTTCTTGGTTACTCAAGGCGCTACAGCGTTCTTCAACAACGCAGTGCAAGTGGACGGTACAACCTCTGGCGTGACTACACGCTGGTTGGGTGGTGCGCCTACAGCGGGTAACGCAAGCGGCATCGACAGCTACCGCTACCTCATCATCAAGACAGGCAGTGCCACATACACAGTGCTGGCTTCTGTCACACAGTTCAAGGCCTAAGCCATGCCATTACAAGCAACATCGGGTGCAGCAAGCTATGACGCTTTTGGTGGAGGCGTGCCTGTTGCAGCCAACTACATCGAAGACGTATTCAGCACTTGGCTGTACACCGGTAACGGCACAACGCAGACCATCACCAACGGCATCGACCTAG